TCAATACTTCCTTCACCATCAAAGAGTCCTGCAATATATGCTATGTCAGATTCTCTAATCAATGTACCTTCTCCTCTTCGTATTCATACAATTCACCTTGTGAATCACAGTCCCAACATTGAACAATTCTTAGTTCTTCATCGTAAACAGAGTCAGCTTTTAAAAAACCATTACCTTTACATGTTGGACAAATGTATGTTTTCTTAACCTTTCTTGAGTTTTCCATTTAACTTCTTCGCTTTCTCGTTTGCTATTGCTTCAATTGTTTTGGCTACAGATAATTTTGCATCAGGCAATATAACCTTCGACAACGTCTCCAAAACCTTATATGTTTCCTTTGATAGAGAAACATTTTTATATTTAGTCATGTCTGTCATGTTTGTTTCCTTTCATATTGAAATTATAATATAGGTGATTATATAGGATTGTCAATGAAATTTTTAATAACTTTAATAATTTGTTCAGCTGTTGGAAATAAATGTGCACCCGGTGTAGACCTACCTCAAAGATTTGATAATATGTATGATTGCCTGCAATATGGATATGCAGAATCTTCCAGAAGATTAGCTTTGATTAATAAGGAAGATGTCAATAAATACTATATGCATATTAAGTTTTACTGCACCCCTATAACAGAGACTTGACAATAATCTAAGATTTTGGTAGTGAGAGTAAATCTTCTCACCATTACCTACCCTTACTATTTCCCTCTCAAGGGTAGGTGTAATTATTTAATTCAAAAGGATTAACTTTGTTAATATCTTGTATACAGATATGGCCCTGTATCGTGCCGCGTCCATCGTTAAGATAGTATCCATTCTTACCGGCATCACCATCTACGTCCCACAAATGTGTAGCAATTGCTTCGTAGTGATCGTAAGCAAAGTCTCCACATTCCAGTAGAGTCATGTCTCTAGTAAATTCTAGAACTTCTTTTATCATGGTCCCGTCGAACTGTAGAATTAGTAAAACGAGATAATGCACAGGTTGTTCCATAAAAACCTCTAACTAATCTATACCATTGATCTCTATGTTCTGGATCTTTGGTTTTGTTGTACAGATTTGCTAGCTTGTCTAGTTGGTCTTGTATAGTCATTGACTTTTGTCCCCCAGTTTAAAATGCTTCTAAGTTTAGGTGCTTGCAAATCCAACGTGACACCATACGGTTTCCATGCTTTTTTTACAAGATTTAATTCAAGTAAAAGATTAGACCACTGTTTTGCAGTGATACCTTTTACTTTGATAGTTATTGTTTTTTCTTTCATTATCCCTCCGTTGGTTGTTCTTTTAATTCAACCATTACTTTCCAATGATCTCTATGTGCAAAACAACATTGATCAAACTTTTCCATAGCTTCATCAGCTGTACTTGCGTTGATGTACATATTAAAGTTAAACATAACATTATTAAATACATACACTCTGTTAGACTCTTCTTCATAATAAGCGTCTTGTGCTGCTTTTTTCTTTTTCATATCTTTCTCCTTTTTGTTTATAACTTTAATATAGGATATTTTGGGAGTATTTCAACCCCTATTGTGGTCTACCTTGTCGATTATATTTTTTTGACTGTCTTTTGGTGTGTTTATTGAGTTTTTTCGCATGACGACGTGGTCTTTTACGAGGTTTTGGCCTCTCTACAAATGCTTTAAATTTTCTCGCCATTTTTAAATAACTCTGTAAATGCTTTTGTAGATAATACGGTAGGTAAGTAGCTTATTTTGCCATTTACGTGTTGTTGTAAATCTGTACCACATGTTATGCATCTATAAAATTCCTGTGTTAGTGAAACTAACATAGTATCCTCCTCACAAGTAGGGCATTTGCCATTAACTACTTCTGGTGTAAATCTCCAATGGTATTTTTTTCCTGTCATAAACTTTCTTAGACTTTACCACACGTTGGTGGTATTTTCTATCTTTTAATTCTTTTGCATACTTATTCGATGATGAGTTTTTTGATTGATTTTGAACCATCAATATTATCCTCTAATTCTGCTTGACCCTTCCAGCATTTGTACATCACGTTTTCAGAATACTCACGTTCTGCGTGTCTCTTGCCGCGTAAACATTGAGCCATACCATTAACTTGTAAACGCGCTTCTTTGATTTCTGCATTTACGAACATAAGAAGAGCTACTACACTTTCAATCATTTTGACCAACCATCTCCATTACCGTTTGTATATTTCATCTCTCTGTTTGCATCTTTTAATTTTTCAATATCAATCAAAACCTTGTCCATCTGCCCTCTTAAAAACTCGATGTTTACTTTGTTTAAAGCCATTGATTCGATATGTGCATTTAATTTGTCCGTGGTCTTATAAAGATCCTCGATCATCATGAATTGTTCGCTATCTGCGGGAAGCGATCCAAGTTGGCCCCGTGGCCATTTTATTCTAAACTCTGTATTCTCTTCGAGATCCTTCTCCATTATTTGTATTCGAGTGTCTGCAACATTGAGACGCTCTATTATTTGAAAATAGCCCATCGTTCCTAGGGCGACGATAATTATGAGCGAGGCAACCGTCTTCATAGGCATTTGGACAGCTGCCTCTTCAGATATGTTTAAAGGTTTGTTAGACATTATCTAGTCCAAAGCCACTGTACTAACTTTTTCCAAGGCCAGCAGACTATCTTCCAAACCCATTTTATAATTTTTTTAATCATTTTTTTTCTCCTCAATTTCATAGAAGAACTTATCTGTGTCTTCAGTACGCCAAGCTCTACTATCTTCGACATTCCATTCAGATGTTTGCACTTTCCAATCTGGAATATTATCTTTCACAGTGAAAGAAGGTATGTCCCAAATTAATCTGTTGTTAGGTTGTGCTGCATAATTGCCATCATCTAGTGCCAATATATGAGCGCACTTGTGTTCGTGCGGAATCTCTGAATGATCAGTGTCGACTATATTAGACTCTGGATGTGCAAAGTCAACTGTAAATAAATACTTTCCTGAGTGCCATTTCTTGTCTTTTCCGATATACTTACCGGCTTGTCCGTCTAAAATATCCCAAGAAGTAACAGCAGGATAATAAGAAAAGCAGTTCCAGAGCTGAAGTTCATCAAGCCTTCGCTTGGGAACGTCGGCAGCCTCGTATCCTCTTTGAATAAAGGCGCTAATAGGTAAGCGATAGAATACTGCACCGTTTTCCATAATAGCATGAAATAATATAGGACGTCCTGTAATACTGGTGATACCAAAGATAACACAGTCTTCAACTTCTCCATGATGTTTTTGTAAATCATATAAATACTCTCTTCTTATTTGAGCATAGGTTACCGGTATGTTTGCATTTAGATAAGCCATAGATCATTTTATTGTACCCCAATTTGGTCCAGATTCATAGTCCACTTTGTTGGGTACTTCTAATTCAACAGCAGATTCCATTATATCTTTTATCTTCGCTGCTTCTAAATCATTGATGACAGATATATCAAGTTCATCGTGCACCTGTATATGTGGTGTGATGCCTTCTTTGTGTAATTCTATCATGGCTTTCTTTGTCATGTCAGCTGCAGAACCTTGTATCAATTTGTTCAAAGCTTTATATGTAAACGCTCTTCTGATCCCTGGTCCGTGTTCCGCGAGCGCTGCTTCGTGTGGCAATGCTTTATGAATCCCGAACTGATTGGGCTCCCACAAATGGAACCTGCACAACCTACCCAGCAACGTTCTAACTTTACCTCTGTCTTGTGCTCTTCGTGATACACTTTCCATTAACATTTTTACAAATGGAACTTTATCATGATATGTTCTAAATAAACTTTCAGCATCCTCTTTTGATATACCAAGTTCAGCTTGTAATTTATTTTTACCCATACCATAAAACAAACCAAGATTAATTGTCTTTGCTTGTGATCTTGGTATATTAGCCATCTCAGCTACAATCTGGTGAAAGTCTGCTTCACCATCATTGTATGCATCTAATACTTCGTTTACTTTATATAAACCATCTAAAGATGCGTAATGTGTAACTAGACGTGGCTCTTGTTGTGAGTAATCAAAACAACCCCATGACATACCTTCTTCAGGTATAAATAAACTTCTGATCCGTGGTCCAAGGTCTTTGTTACGTGCAGGTATTTGCTGTAAGTTTGGATTAGCATAACTGAATCTACCTGTTACTGTACCACCTTGATCGGATCTAATTTGATTGATCTCTGCATGTATACGTCCGTTGTGTTCGTGTTTTAAAATAGTATCTATAAAAGTTGTATGTGCTTTGTTTATCTCTCTTGCTCTTGCAATTTGTTTCACTAACTCGTTAGAGTGATTAGATAAAAAGTTTTTTGTAAATGATGGAGCTTGAGTCTTTGCAGTCTTTTCGTAATGTAGACCTTGATGTTTAAAAACTTTCTCAATAGATCTTGCTGCCCATATCTGTACATCAATACCTGTTTCTTTGTGTACCTTTTCTAAACATTTCTTTTCTTCTGCAACCAACTCTTGTTTTAATTTGTGTGCAGCATCTAAATCTACACGTACACCTAAAAATCTCATGTCAACTAAACATGGAAATAGTTCAGTCTCTAAATTAAATATATCTTCTATGTCTTGGCTCATGATTTCTTTTTTCATTTCTTGCCATAACTTTAACGTAAGTTCTGCATCTTGTTCTGCATACTCACCTACATACATTGCAGGTAGTTTATACATCTCAGACTTAGCATCGATGCCCCAATGGTCCGCAGTTTCCTTCAAAACAGTCTCGTTTTTGCCGATTCCAACATAATCACGACCCAAACTACCTAAATCATAACGAAAGCGATTCTCGTCCACGAGAGAGCCAGCAATCATGGTATCTACTATCTGACCATTGATTTTTAGTCCTGCAGCTCTAATAAAGCATACATCGTACATAGCATTATGAAATATCTTAATTGAAGGTGTATTTAGTACATCTTCAAACCATTTAAGAACTTTGTTCTTATCCATATTACCACCACCTTCGTGTGCGATAGGGTAGTAACCCTTCCAATCCTCTACAGCTACAGCGATACCAACTATCTGACCTTTACCTGTAACAGAACCAGATCCCATAATTTTTAGTTCTGGATCTTTTGTCTCCAAGTCAATTGCAATCTCATCATACTTAGATAGATCAGGAAATGATTCGGGTGGTAGCCACTCCGTTTGTGGTTTAAATACTGGTTTCATTTTTTATCTTTCAATTTTTTAATTTCCAAATCACAATAGTGTTTGATTTTCTCCAAGTCTTCTATACCATTTTTGTGTAAATATCTACAAACATATTTCACAACGTTGCCTTGGAAGAATGATAAATCAT